AAGTAGTAATCAAAATAGACCAATCCGAAGATGATGTAGACATTGTGGATGAAATAAAAGTCATCCTAAAGAGGCGCGGCTACTCTGTCGACGACTCCGTCATATCTGTCGATTATCTATCTAACGCGATTGTCTATACATTCTACCGCACTACCTAGCCGGGAGGTATCTATGAAGAAATATATAAAGATGGTTTTGGTAACTCTGGCCTTATCCATCCTATCATCCTGCACGTTCGCAAAATCTTGGAAGATAGATGTTGATGAATCTCTATATACAAGCTATGGTATAGATTTAGAAATCTTTGCGGACGGCGTGGTTGACCGCCTATCTTGGTTATACGATAGATGGGATGTGGAGTTTAGCCACAGTGTGGGAGATGGCACCATTGAGATTTACTACAAGAGTGGAAGCGGCATCATTGGGCGCGCAATGTTCTGGTCCAAAAATGTCACCTCCTCAAACATCATAGATTGTGGCGTATTCGTCACTGACGGCCTCTATTCATCCCTACATCTCCATACGGACTATATGAAGGGGTGGTTATGCGGCGTTATTGCGGCGCACGAGATTGGGCATACTTACTTACTCAAACATCACAATGGCAGCAAGCTATATATAATGAACAAGTATGTGCCATATCGATATAACGAGCCAATTTGGTCCGAGGCATCAAAGCGCCAGCTTGATAAAGTATTGGGAGTAAAATCTGATGAGCCCTAAAAAGTGGCAAGATTATGAGGATGATTATGTCCTAAAGAACTATGTGCATCTTTCGGATAAGAAGATGGCTGCATACCTAGGACGTAGTGCGTCTTCTGTAACGGAGCGCCGAAGAAAGCTCGGCCTATCTAAAAATAAGAAGGCCGCGACTTCCGAACAAGTACAGCGGGTGCTGACAAAGCAGGCCGAGATTAGGGAGCAGACGCCGATTGAGGAGTTGGACACTGCTCAAAAGCGACGCTATTACATCTCGGAACTAGAGAAGTCGCAGACTTGGGTGCAGTGCCAAGATATGTTTGACAAAGACGAACTATCCTTTTATCGGCACAAACACGTCGAGTTTATGATGAACCTCGACACTGTCAACGAGATTGAAAAGAACTCAATCCACTTAATGATATCCTATCTTATCAGGATAAACCGGTTCCAAAAGCAGGAGAAGAGATACCGGCAACTAGCGGCTGATGGCGACGATGCCGCGGGAGCCGAAGCAATAACGCTCAACCGCGAAATCAAGGATATTGCGGAACTATACTTAAAACAAGAAGATAAGCTAAACGCATCACGCGCGCAGCGCATCAAGCAGGAGGGTGAACAGCGGATGACTGTCATCGAACTCTTGAAAGAGCTAGAGTCGCGCGAAGCACGAGAGAAGCTCGGTCGTGAAGCGGACGCGTTCAAGTTTATTCAGGATATGGAAGATAGCAGATTGCGTGAGCAATCGTTCATACGGAGTAATGATGGTTCTGGAAGCGCTTAAAGTATCACTAATAATGTGGGGAGCAACAGTCGTCCTAACTATTGCTATCTACACACCTTATGTTATCCTAAAGAATAGGAAGAAGAAAAATGAAAGAAAGTAGTACGGCAGGCGAGCAGAATGTCTGGCAACAGTGCCCGTTCTGCGGCTCCTACGGCGGTATACACTCGCCGGGCTGTCCATCTTTGAAGGTGCATCCAATCGACGTGAATGTGCGATGGGATACAAACCTCTTTCCCATCCCCACCCTAGCCGGGGACCGAGAAACACGTATAAAAGAGTTGGGCGAGCTATTACGCACACTATTTGATTTAGATGATTATGTTGAAGACGCCATTGATGCTGAAATGGGTACTTTAGATGCTGTGCGTGATTGCATTATGGATGCTATTGATTCGAAACTACATCAGATATTAGATGCAGCCAAGACATCCGTATGTCCTGCTGGCCATCAGCATAATATGTATAAAGATGAAGATGGCAAATGTGTTAGTTGTGGCCGAAATGACTAAAAAGAAACAAACTTTTACAATCATTCAGGATACCCGTGAAAAAAAGCCGTGGACCTTTGAGGCCACCGGGTCGGTCCAGGATGTGAAAGTAGAAAAGCTTGATACAGGAGATTACTCCATTGAAGGAATGGAAGATATTTTCTTCGTTGAGCGAAAAGCCTCGGTAGAAGAAGTATATATCAGCTTGGGCGTGCAATGGGAACGCTTCAGGAAAGAAATGGAAAGGGCCAAACCCTATAAATATAAGTTCTTGGTAATAGAAGCAACCATGCGCGAAATCTACCGAGGAACGCGCTACTCAAAAATGACTGGCAAGTTCATAATGGCGAGACTGCTTCATATAGAACAAGAGTACGGCGTTCGCGTCGTATTTGCCGGTTCGGGTATGCACGTCCCAGGCTTTATTATCCAGCTAATGCTTGGAATCAAGCGAAAAGAAGAAGAATGCCAATCATAACTCCAGACTTCTTGGCACACGAAGCTACACTACATCAGTTGTACAATAGTAGTATGAAAGATGTGCCGCGTACATCTCATATTGCTTCAGAAGCTATACGCCTAGGAACTCTCAATCGCAAAGAAGCATTTGCTTTAGATTTACGCACCAACCTAGGGCTGGCGGCTAAATATATCCTAAATATAAATCTATTACCATTCCAGCTTGTGCTATTGAACGAGTTATGGACGAAAAGATTCCCGCTTATAGTCATCACCCGTGGTGGCTCTAAAACATTCACACTTGCAGTCTATGCGTGTTTACGCGCGGTTCTAAACCAAGGCTCCAAAATCATCCTGATTGGCGCAAACTTCCGCCAATCAAAGCTAATCTTCGAAGAAATAGAGAGGATTTATACCCACGCTCCGTTGTTCCGACAATGTTGCCCGAAACCGCCAACCAACCAGCCAGCGCGCAGTATCTTACGAGTCGGAGATTCCGTCATAACAGCCATCCCGCTAGGTCACGACGGCCGCACGATTCGTGGTCTTCGTGCTACACATATTCTGGCAGATGAGTTTGCGTCTATTCCCGAAGAAGTATTCCAAGTAGTAGTCCGCGGTTTCGCAGCAGTAACTAAAGACCCAGCACAACAAGTACAAGACTATTGGAAAGAACGCTATCTCCACGAGCAGGGCTTGAAAATCGGCAAGTTGTCAGAGATACAACATAACCAGATTGTTCTCAGTGGAACGGCTTACTATAAGTTCAACCACTTCTTCAAGACACTTGAGAGATATGATGATATCATCAAAAATAAGACTATACGAGAAGTCAAAAATGAAGGCGGAATCATTGAGCGTATAAATCACGCCGACTACAGTGTTATACAAATCCCATATACTGCTATGCCGCCCGGCTTTATGGATATTTCACAGATAGGCCAAGCAAAACTTACGATGCACCCTGTACTATTTGGGATGGAGTATATGGCGGAATTCGCTGGTACCACTGGCGGATTCTTTCCTATGATTGATATCGAAAATGCCACAGCCGGAAATGTTATGAAAAACGAAGATGGCACTATGAAACTGGTTGATGGCGACCCTGTTCGTAATCCCTACTTCTCTATCGAGGTAGAAGCAGCCGGAGATGGTATCTATGTAATGGGTGCCGACCCTGCCCGCGAATCCGACAACTTCGCTATATGCGTCATCAAGATTACTTCAGATGGCCTGTATAAAGTAGTGTATGTCGACGCGTGGAACAGAAAAGAATGGGGATATTCAGTTAGACGCTTGCGTGAACTCATCAAAGATTTTGGTGTCCAGCGTCTGGCGATAGATAAAGGCGGAGGCGGTACTACGATTGAAGACTTGCTGAAAGACAAAAAATATATAGAACGCGGCGAGATGCCAATCTTCAATATAGAAAAAGAAGAAGAAGAAGCGAGTTGGTATAAAGGACATAACATTCTTGAAGTGCGCGACTTCTCTGATTACCAGTGGTATCGCGAAGCCAACTACAGTCTTCAGGGAGATATTCATCATAGACGGTTGCTATTCCCGGCTACCTACGTTGATGAATCTATATATTATCAATTCAAATCTAGTGAAACACGGATTGACAACTGCTTCGACAATATGCAAGCGATGCGCCTAGAGTTGGCACAAATCGAGCGAACTATGAAAGGCTCTAATCGCGAACACTTTGACTTACCCGACGAACAGATGAAGCAGGCTAAAGAAAAAGGTATGGCGGAGCGTAAGGATAGGTATTCTGCTCTGCTGTTGGCTGCACATGCCGCTAGGAGTGTACGTGGGTATGGCGAATGGGAAGAAAAACACGATATACCTTGCGGTTTCTGGCTGGAAGATTCAGATTATGGATAGTATTGATAAGCCCGTCTGTAATAAATGCTGGCAGGGACATATGATTACTGTTAAAGTCACTATAGAAATCGAAGCAAAGGATGCGCGCAATATCGTAAACAACGACCCTGTAGTAACCTATATGTACTTTTGTGATTATTGCGAAAGACTGGTTGACCACCTATAAATATAGTGTAATATGATTGGTAATCGTTTGATAATGGATTGCCTAATCATTGGAGAATATATATGGCTAGAAAGAAAGAACCCGAGCAGCCTGAAAAGAAGGTTTTGACTGATAAAGAGTGGGCTGGTTTGGCTCAAGCTGCTTTGACAGCCAATGAGCAAGTTCAAGAAGCACACGGTGCTGTAAATACATATACCTATGTTCCTATGAACGTTGGTTCTATGGGTGGCTTTAGGGACGGCCATGGAGCGCAAGCTAAAATACATCGGTTTATGCGTGAATCAGACCAAGCCTATCGGCAAATTGGCATTATTCGCAACGTTGTGGATATTATGACCGATTTCGCTGCCGAAGGTTTAGACGTGGTCCATCCTGTTCCTTCGCAAGAGCGCTTCTTCCGGAAGTGGGCTGAACGAGTAAATATTCAAAAGATAACCAAAGAAATATTGCAGGGAATGTTCAAATGGGGAAATGTTGGAGTCTTCAGGTTTTGGGGTAAGATTCGTCCTAGAACTAAAAGAGAGATGATGGCAAAAGCCAAAGAGCTGTTTACACAAGGTAAAGACAGGGAAGCAGTTACGGCATTTCTGCGTGAAAGTAAACTGAAGCCCGGTCGTATTCCTGTCAGATATACGTGCTTGCCACCTTTCAATATCAGGATTTATGGTAGCATATTGTTCCCCGAGCGTGTGTATTTCTACAAGATATCACAACTGGATAAAGAAAAGTTGCTCGACCCAGAGCGCAACGCGTCTGATATGGAAAAGCGACTAATGAAAGAGATGCCGGACGTACGGAATGCGAAGTTTATGGACTCTGGTCTTATCGAACTGCCTAATGAGAACTTTGAAATGTTCCATTACAAGAAAGACTGTGCACGTCTCTGGGCCGACCCAATGATTCTTCCTATTATGGAAGACTTGAGGTTCAAGCAAGTTCTACGCCGAATGGACATCAGCGTAGCAGAATCCATTATCAACCCAATCACCCTTTTCAAACTTGGTAAAACACCAGAAGGTTTCCCGCCTAGTAAAGAAATGTTTCAAAATCTGGCATCACTCTTGAAAAAGCCAGTAATGACCAAGACTTTGATTTGGAATGACCTGATTGAAATTGACCAGAAGACCGTTGATGCTCGCGAAGTTCTTACGCAAGAGAAGTATGCGCAAATAAATGATGACATTCTGGCAGGTCTGGGTGTGTCACAGGTTCTTATCAATGGTGGCACTGGCGGTGGTTCACGTAGTTTTGGCGCAGCTTTTCTATCGGTTCGAACATTGCTTGAAAGGCTAGAAGATAGCAGAACAGAAATCTTGACTTTCCTGAATAAAGAGTTCGCTGCGGTAGCCAAAGCAATGGGGTTCAAAAAGCGTCCAACAGTTATATGGAACAAGATGAACCTGCGCGACGAAGCTGCGGAAAAACGTATTGTAATTGAACTTCTTGATAGGAAACTCATCTCGGCCGAAAGCGCAATGAGCGTACTTGGGTTTGAACAGGAAATTGAACTACAGCGTAAAGCCCGTGAAGCAAAACAGTCTTCGAAAACTGGAGTTGTACATAGCGTTGGCCCGTTTGAACAACAGGTACAAGTACAAAAGACAGTACAAGAGATTGAAGATGACGACGAGAACAGTTTCGTACAGAAAGAGCAACCAAACAAAGATGGGCCAGCGCCTGGACCCGGACGGCCGCCTGACGAAGGTGACGAAGATTCACGTAAACAAAAGGTAAAGCGTGATACTAAACCCCAAGGAATGGGGACGGTAGACCCCGAATTGGTAGAGCGGGCGGATAAGAATCGTATAGTTATAGAGAATGTTCTCAAGCCATTGTATCTCAAGTCATTGAATAAAAAGAACTTACGTCAATTGACTAATGCTGAAAAGAAAATATATGACAAGATGGTATTCATAATGCTTTCGCACACTAAATCAAATCAGACAGTAACTGAACAGTGGGTTGAATCTAAAGCTCAGGAGTTGGCCGAAGGCCCGGCTAAACTTGACAGGTGTGTTAGCAGAGTAACTACTCAACTAGTTAGTGAGTACCGAAATAAGAACGGAAAAGCACCAAGTGCGAAGAAAAGACGAGAGCTTGAGTCGCGCGCTTGGGCTATTTGCAGAAAACAACTTAATGTGTAATGGATGAATTTGATAGTATAGTTCCCAATACGCAAACGCCAAAAAGTATATCTCGTATTGGAACACCAGACAATCCTTGGAGCGAAGTAGTTGCTGGGTCTGGTTGCTTCCAGAGTGTTGTTGTAAACGGCTCTATTATATCAGGTTCATATGACGATGCTGTACACCAAGAGCC